TTGGTAGAGATAGACCAAGAAATAGCACTACTAGGAATGCTAAATGCTCCACTAGCTCCAGAAATTACTCCAGTATAGGTTGTCAAGGGTTGCCCTTGCCCCGCATAAAGCAGGGCAGGGGCGTTCAAGACATCCGATGGTGCGTAGATCGAAGGATTAAGTGACATAGGATGTTTCCCTTAATTGGTTAGATAGGCTCCGTAATCACATCCGAGCAGACATAGCAGTCGGGGGTGTATTGCGGGGTGTAGTTCGGGGCGAGATTGCAAGCCGCAGGGATCACAAGCTGTGCATTGTTCAACCTGTGAAGGATCGAATGCATAAGCGTAGGATCTTGGAACTGCATACCCATACGGAACTGGTTCCAGAAGAAACCTTGATCTCGCTTGATGTTGCACTCCCAATCTGGGTTCTTCCACTCCCAATCACCAGCGTAGTTCTGGGTCATACCTTGAGCCTCACCAATACCACTCTGGGAAGGGCTGATCCACTTGATCATGGCCTTGTTGACCCAAGGATTGGTGATACCGAAGTCGGCATAGTTGAAGGCGGGGTTCTGAACATACTTGCAACCAAGCTCGGTGGTCACAGGAACATAAGGAAGAACACGCACCAGACGAGGCCAGGTCGTAGGATCATTGACATTGAAGGTTGGAAGGGACGCATTATAAGTCCAATCCACATTCAGACGAACGCCATTGATGTCGTTGCAGAAAGCGTAGTTTCCGATAACACGATCAATACCCAAAGAGTACTGAAGCTGTTTGTCATCAAAATCGCTAACGCTCTCCCACCATCCACCAGACTGCTTGGCATACTGCCAAAGCTGACGAAGGACACGGGCATCGGGAACGATGATCTCAAGGAGAGGGCGACCAGCGGCCTCACTCACATCAAGACGATAAGCGTCATCTTCACGCTGGAGGTTGATGAGGATGTCATCAAGGGTATCCAGAGAAAGAAGACCGATGTTGTTAAGCTGGCTGGCAGGGAGCTTTACATAAACATAGCCCATGTTGAAGGAACCCTCGTTCGTACCCTCGAAAGGTTGAACGATGAACATCTGATCATCTGGAGTCACGCAAGAAACAAGCGACTGACCATTGCTGATCGGAACCCACTTGTGTCCAGCACCACCGATCCAGTTGGAACGAGCGAACTCTTCATGAACATTCTTGGTAATGTTGACATTGGTAGCCATGATGTGATCCATCTCCTCTTGAGGGAAGAGACGATACATGAAATCAGTAAGCTGATACCAATCGGTACGCATTGCCTTGGTGAAAAGGCTGAAGCTGTAGGATTCCGTACCAGGGTGAGCAATGAACTCAAACTGAACATCATCAGCATTCTGAATGCAACGACCAGACTGAACTTCCTGCCAAGGCTGATCTGGATTGTACCATCCACGACCAAAGCGGAATGCTTTCTGGGTCGGAAGGGTATTCAGAGGCCAAGTCTCGGTTTCAAGACGACCATAGTAAATACTATTTATGGCCATCTTCTTGATGAAGAATGGGTTATAATAGGTACGGGCTTCCCTAAAAAGGGTATCCACATCCTGACAGCTAGAGAATGTTACTCCATTTTGTGCCATATAATTAATTGTGTTATTTGTTAAGTTGTGTGCCTTGAAAAGAGTCGCCTCTCCAAAACACGGTTTTGGTTATTAGCGACTGGCAACCTCGCAGGGTATTTGTTACTTCAATTGCTGATGTCAACCTCACACCCCGCTTGTTTTTTTACATCGGTCGCTATCCGATATGGTGCTTTGGCTGAAATCAGTAATTGTTAAAACAGCTACCAATCCAGATATGCGACTATTACTAAAAACATTCATATGCGTCAACTATATTTTTTTAGATATTTTATTCCCTCTTTCAATAAATCAATTGAATCATCAAGATGGCCTATTCCTGCATTGCATCTACGGCACAAAAGACCTCTTATTTTATTGGTATGGTGACAATGATCAACGCACAATCTTTCGGCTGTTTTACATTGTTTTTTACAAATTGCACATACTCCTTTTTGTTGAATGAGCATTTTCTCATACAAATCAGGAGTTAATCCAAACCTTCTTTTTAAGTCAGCTTTTCTGCTTCTATCCCAAAATGCTTTAGGATTTCTGTTGTAACAATCTTTTGATGTTTCTGAATTGCGTTTCTTGTAATGCAAAAACTGTTCTGGGCTTAACCACCTTTCTCCATTTTTTGAGGATCGGTCGTAAGCCCAGAATATCTTATTATCTTTTTTACGGGTGTCCCCACATTTCAATCTCATGCATAATATATTATGCGTAAAATCTAATATGTAAACTATCTATTTCTAAATTTAGCAAACAATGCGGCAGGAGTTTTTTCCTCTGCATCATTTGCTTTACCCGCAGAAGAAGATCCAATTGTTCCATCACCAGTAGAAGAACCACGCATTTTCTTAATGGTTTCTTTAAGCTCCATATTCTCTTTTTCAAGAGCGAAACTATAGGCTTTGGCTTTCTTAAATTTTGCACCCTGTTGTAGAACACGGGTAATTTGCTCTGGAGCATAATTGCTATTCTCACGCAATGCGGCTTCAGCAATCATCTCATCTTCAGTTGTATCATCATCGTACTGATGTGAGGCCAGAATCTTTGCAATCTCTTCTGGGTAAGAAATGTCAACTTGTTTCTTGGCTTGTTCCAATGCGTCTTGCCAACGCTTTCCTACTTGGGACTTTGTTAGCGAAGCACGATGCGATCTTTCTTCATCAATCTGTGCTTTGGTAACTTGCCAATTGATTAAGGCTTCATTCCTAGCTTCAATTTTAGCAAGAACATCGTAAGCTGTGCTCTGGAATTTAGCCTGTTCCATAGGAGAGAGATTCTCGTATATGGCATTAAGAGTCTGTTTGGAAATCTCACTTTGACGCATTCTTTCATTTTGATCTTGAGAAGTTAGCGATTGTTCATATGCGGCAATGGCTTTTGAAAACTCTGTAAGGCTTGTCTGATCTTCACCAACAATCATCTTTACTTGGTTATAACCATTAAGGATTGGGGCATCATAATCACGCTTGAAATTAGGATCAGCAGGAAGATTAAGTAGAGCATTGGCTTGTCGAAGATTTTCAAGATCATTGCTCAATGCTTCTTCACGCTCTTGGCGTTCTTTAACTGCCTTATCAAGTTCCTTGCGTAGCTTTTCTACTTCTTTTTTGCTTTCGCTATCGTCGATCTTGGAACGAAGCTCCTCAATTTCCTGCTTGGTTTTATCGTATTCAGCAACTTTCTGTTTTAGTTCAGCGGCTTCTTTGGCAAGCTGTTCGTTAGTTTGCTTGAGGGATTTGATGTAGCCAGGCTTCTTTTCGTCCTCTACTAGCGAAGCCTTTGTTTCTGGATCTGGCCTATTGTCGTGAGCCTCTTTAGCGGCATCCTTTTCTGCATCTACCTTTTCTTGAAATTGCGTAGTATCTTGATTCAACTTCTCTGCCATCTTTTTGAAAAGATCAGATGGATTTCCTTTTGGCGCGTCCTTGATGTCAGATTTGAAAAATGCATCTGCCTGTTTGACGGCGGCATCTCTTGCGGCCTTGTCAGCGGAAGCATCAAATTGTGGTGCTGGTTTTGCTACGGGTTCGGCAACGGCGGTTTCAGACATGGTTGTTTTTGGTTTGTGTGGTTACTTACGAGAATTAATTTCTTCTTCAGAAAGACTATCATCAAGATCGGGATCTATGTCTAGATCATGCGACCCTACTTTTGATGTTATTAGCTTTGGTTTATCAGAAGCAGAAAAGGTATTGTCTTCTGCATCTGTTGCCCATTCCTGCAATGAACGGAATACTGCAACTACAGTTGCGTGGTCTTTGTTTACCAGTTCCTCGTATAATCCGTTTTTAAGTTCGCTATAGCGACGATCATTAATAATTGCGGCGGCTAGGTTGATTACATTTTTATCCATTCTCTTGTCCTATTTGCGGGTTGCTTTGGGTTACTGCCTCTTGTCCTTGGATGGCTTGTTGTTGTGCCATCATATCTTGGGCATTCATTTGCTGTTGCTGACCAAGTTCTTGTTCATGTTGATCTTGCAATGCTTGCATATTATGGGCGGCTTTTGCACGATGAATCTGTATGTCATTTGCGGCTTTAGCTCTCTTGGTAGCAAGATCGGTTGCCACCCTTTCCATTGCATTGGCATTATGAAGCTGTGCCTTTTGTGCCATTGCCGCAAGTTTGATGTCTTCTTTCTTCTTGAGACTATCAGTTTCAATTGCTTGCTTGGCAACAAGAGCCTGTAACTTAATATCTTCTGGGCTTTGATTCTGACCTTGACCCTGCTGTTGTTGTTTAGCTTTCTCAAGTTGTGCAAGCTGGCTACCAAGTTCATCTGTTCCACGCTGAAGCTGTTGCATCTGCTGACCAAACTGCTTTGCAAGCTCCTTCTTGGAAGGATCTTTCTGAATAAACTGAAGATGAGCAACCATATGCGGCCCCTTGAAACGCATGAGGCAAGCATAAATGTCTTTAATAAGCTCAATAGCCTCATCAGATACTCCTTGTGCTTCTTGTCCACGAGTAGGTGCTTGAGGATTAACTCCAGCAGATTGAAGTGCTTGTTGGGCTTCCTGCATTGATGCGGCGGCATCTTGAATATGACCCTTAAAGTGTTCCACATGATTTTGATCTGGATAAACACGGAAGTTTGCCACATTGCCTTTTGGATCAGTCATTCCAATATTTTCCATTGAAATAATTCCCTGCTCATCTGGAATATCCACCTTGGTTTGACGCACATAGCGACTGACATTCTGGCGACCATTAAGTGCGGCAATAGCATCAGCAATAGCATTTGCTTGACCCTCATTCATGGGAGTCATGCCTGTGAGGGAAACAGTCTGTTGAGCCGCCATCAACTTGTATGATGGGCTACCAGATCCAGAAAGCATATTGCTCTCAATGTTTTCAATATTTTCCCACTTGTATGCTTCCTTGGGAACACCATTTTCTTCCATGAAATCAACAAACTTCTCCTTGAGTTTGTATCCATAGCCACCTTTTGTGGTGCGACTCATGCGTTTGAATAGCATCTTGAGCCAACGGGTTTGGTTGTCGTTAAAACGGCGAATCTGGGTTCCCTGGAGCTTTGCAGATTCAGCGGCATCAAGTTCGGCTTCTCCTTTTGTCCGAGACTTGCCACCTTTGTTTGCCATTCCAATATTGTATGCACCGATTCCACGATACAAATCAGCTTGGTAAAATTGGATTCCAGCAAGCACTTCTTGGAAAGGAATGTTTACCGATACTTGATGTGGCTCAACATCCTGCGGGAGAACCATCCAAGGCATCCACTCCATTTGTTTAAGTTTCTTGGTAGCTTCAGCAGAACCACCCTTAAACATGAGGCGTGTATTCCAATCTACAGCATCCATGAAGCGATTCATATGGATGTCATAGGCTCGACATTGGATGAAAACAGCTTCAGCAAGCCCTTGAATTTCATGCCAGATTCCAGATCCAGTAGAATCACACATTGGGGCAATGATGTCGGCCCAACCATCTTCATCTTTTTCTACCCAATCTTTTTTGTAGTAAAGGAATCCTGTTTGGTCACGGTATTCTTCTTCAGTAAGATCCTTTCGACCATTCTCTTTGTATCCAAGAACAAGACCACCATAGTTCTGTAGTAGGAGCATTTTTGAAATGCTTCCATTAAACTCCATGATGTAAAGCTCATACAATTCAATGCGAAGAGTATAAAGACGAGAAAGATTCATGTTACCGCTGGCAACATCTCGCAACCATTCCGTATTGGTATATGTATTACGATAGTTGGTAGTGAACATTCGCAAAGCATCTACGCAAGCCCAGAAGTTCCACCCCATATCAGTAGCGTGTTGCTCTGCTTTTACTGGATCTTCTTCCCCGCCAGTAATCTTGAGCCAGAACTCAAGGGGTGTGTAGCTACGCTTGATGCACATCTCACCCAAGTTCGTGAGATCGGCATATGTTTTATCTGGAATCAGAACATTAGAGTTGTGAAAACTCTTTGTGGGCCATCCATCCCTATCCTCGGCAATCTCAAAACCCTTTCCATACAGGGTCATTTCTTCAACATCCAACTCAACATTGTAGTTGTATGATGTCCAAGAGCGAAGCATTCGATCAAATCCAAGACCAATTAAATCACTCCATTCTTTCTTTTCTGTAGGATTTCCTAACTTGGTAGTAATTGTAGCGGCGGTATTACGCTCCATAACCATATCCACAAAACTGGACTTTTGGTTATCAACAATAAACTTCATCTGACGGAAAGGCACATTGCTCATTCCAGAAAGTTGGCGAGAAGCTACTTGGCTATAATCCGTAGGAGGGAATCCTTTATAACATTTGTAGATGCGGCCCCACTTGCGTTCACGACCAGCATTGTCTAGTCGAAGATTCCAGCAAATAGTAAAAGCATCGTTTGCAGTTTGAACTCGGCTAGTAGGAGCAACACCATTGGAGTTAATCCTATTAAAACCCCAAGAGGAAACCCCTTCAGTCTGAACGATCTTTTTTGTTTTAGCCATTATCCGATTGCTTTATTGAGTGCTTCTCTACGCTTTTGACAGGCTGGACAATTCTTTGCCCGTGTTTCTAATTGGGCATTGATGCCAAATGTAGAAGCTACCTTATCACCGAGATGTGCAAATTTATGAATTACATTCGCAACGGCATCGCCAGCTTCTTGCCAACAATACTGTCCCGCAATGCGTTGACAAATTTGCTGTTCTACCAAATAGTCTAAATTTTCGGGAATGGCAACATTCTTATTAGTCATGTCGCTTTTCACTTTTTGAATAAACTGCTTTCCAAAAGTAAGATCCATTCCATTTACGCGATAGGTATTACCTTTATCGTCGCTGTATTGATACCAAAGACCACCAGGGATTGCGTCGTTAGGATTTTTGAGCTTCATGTTTGAACCTCCTTCTTGCTTTCTTATATAAAAGTTGTCAATACTTTTTGCTCATGGAATACAACGGCTTTAGTTTGCAACCACCTCAAGATACAACATATGGACTTTCTTTTTTGGAGACTGTTCCACAATTTATTCGTGAGCTTACTGCTTACCGCTTGACCCGTGGAGAATTTGGAAGGCGTGAACGGATCAAAATGGGCATAAAAATGGATCAATGTGGCTTGCTTAATCCAGCACAGCACATGATTAATTGCTTTCAGTTGATCTATGGCAACGATGTTCTGCTCCACTCACAAGGAATACCAAACAATTACGCAATAGACATTATTGATTTGTTCTGTAATGAGAATGATTGGGGAATTGCAGGTTGTGCAAGTAGTGGAAAAACCTTTTCTGTGGCGGCTTGTATCGTTGTTGATTGGCTTTGTGCTCCAGATTGCACATCAACTTATGTTGCATCTACATCGTTAGACGCTTCAGAAGACCGATTATGGGGCAAGGTTTGCACTCTTTATCGTATTGCCATGCGTAATCTACAGTCAAAATATGGCAAAGATGTCTCTATTGGAAACCTTGTTGAGTATCGAAGGATGATTGTTTTTGAGTCAATTGATACCCGTGATTCGGAAAGAGATTATACAAATGCCATAAAAGCCTTGGCATTCCCCCGTGGAGGAGAGGGAAAACGCTCTGTGGAAAATACAAGGGGTCGTAAGAACGCTAGGATGAGGCTATTTCTTGATGAGTTGGCTGAAATGGATCTTTACGCTCTTGATACCCGTGTAAACCTTGGAGCAAACCCAGATTTCATCTTTGGAGGCATGGCAAACCCATCAAATACTGCCAATAATCCCCATACAGAACTATGCCAGCCAGATGATCCAATGGAATGGGATGCTGTAAACCGATATACCCATAAATGGAAAACCAGAACAGGGGTTGCTTTGCACCTTTCTGGAGAAGATAGTCCCAATTTCAAAGTTCCAGATGCCGAAATACCACCATTTGATAGGTTTTTGACCATCCAAGGTGAGGCAAATACCCTTAAACGATGCTATGGAAACAAGAATGCCCTAGAATACTGGCGAAATGTCTATGGTTGGTGGCCCGATAGTTCTGTAGAACTCACAATTTTCTCAAAACAATTCATCCAAGGGTGCGATATTGCTTGGGAACCTACCTGGAGCGATAGAACAAAGGTAGTTTGCGGCTTTGACCCTGCATTTACTGCTGGAGGAGATAGGTGTGCGGCTACCTTTTGTCGATATGGGCCAAATGAAACTGGTCGTAGGGTTGGCTTCTACCTTGGAACAAGAGAATATAGCTCATCTGTTGGTGATGTGTTTGAGGAATCTATTGCAATGCAGTTGGTAAAAGATTGCGTTGAGTATGGAATCCATCCAAGGGACTTTGGATTGGATATTTCTGGGGATGGCGGGAAAATGTTACGCGCCATAATCATTGAATGGGGCAAGTTTCATCCAGAGGCTATGTTCATTCATCCTATTTCATCTATGGGGATGCCTACGGACAGGAAAATCAGCAACCTAGACAAACGGACTGCCAAGGAAGCATATGATCGCCGTGTTACGGAGTCTTGGTTCCAAGTTCATACAGCTATGTCAACGCAAAGTCTAGTTGGCATTGATGTAGAGAAACATAGCGCAATAGTAAGCGAACTTTGCAGTAGGCTTTATTTCCACAAGGGAAGAAAGGTTGCTGTTGAGAAGAAGCTAGACATGAAACAGCGTATCAAGAAGTCGCCCGATTTGGCTGATTCTTTGACCTATGCGGTTGAGATGCTACGCAAAGCAGGGTTAGAATTTACTTTTGAGGAGGAACAAGAATCCTTGGACATTCTTGAAATCCGAGATTGGGAAGAAAAACTTGTGTACTCAAAAAATGGCGTAGGCAATGAAGCAGAAGAACAAGATGATTGGGGCTATGGTGGATCATCTGTTGATCCAGATGGTTTTTGATGTTGACGCTTGCGGAGATTGTGTGGCATATTCACCGCATC